TTTCTTTTTGTAAATGTTTCAAGTTTACAATTAACTTTGCCACCATACTCATCATAATTATATGTATCCGTTGTGAAGTGTAACTTGATTGCCAGATAGGCCTTAAATACTTCAAACCCTCCATACATATTCTTGCTCTCGCCATTGTTTTCTCATTCTAATGTATATAGGGTCGTGTGTTACTCTATCTCTATATTCTTTATGTATTCTAGCTGCTTTTGCTTTTTCACTTGTAGCCCAATCTTTCTCTTGTGGTAAAACTTTACCATCTTTACCATATTTTTTGCCGTCTTTGTGATTAGCATATCGTCTGGCTCTTGTAAAACCCATTTCTAAAAATTTTCTACACATATCCATACCTATAAAATCTTTTAATACTCTATAATCAGCATACATTTTATAAATGTGTTCAGCACTTTTCTTTGCCTCTTTTAATGTCTTAAATCTCCAATGTTTACAAATAACATCTGTATAAGGTCTAACTAACAATACACCTTGTTCACCACGGCCAATTCTGTATCGTGTATCGTTTGGTCTAAAAAATATATTTTTATAATCTAATTTGTAATCAAACTCTAACATCAATCTTCTAATATTTTATTTGTTGCCTCTACTAGTTCCTCTGTCGTAAATTTGTTTTTTTGATCTTGTAATTTCATTTCATACTTTAAGATTATGTTACTTAATCTTTGAGCTGGCCAGTTTGCCTGTACCATTTCGTCTCTTAATTCTCTTAAATCTTTTATTATTTCATTTATCATACTGGTAACTGACCACACTTTGGATATTTTAACATCTTTAAGTTGGTCGCCTCTAATTTAATTTTTTCTTTTAATGATTTTGATATAAGATTTCCTACTGATCCCTCATCAATACCATTTTCTTTACAATACCACAACACGGCGTCCATATGTGATATAGATTTTTCTTTTACAATGTTTTCTATTTTTAAACTAAATTCTTTACTTGTCATAATGTTTTTTATGGGTGTGTTTCCACTCTCGCTTACTCCACACCCCAGGTACCTCTTTCTGGTGTTAACGAGTCCAATATAACATATGTGATTGAATTTGTCAATGGTGAAATGGCCTTTTCTGTTGCTAGGTAGGCCACACCCCTAGGCGTTTATTAAGCCGCCATCGCTAATTGATTGTTAGCATTTATGATTTGATTATTAGGTAATCAACCATTAAACTCCAGTTAGTTTTAGCTGTAGTCGAACCTCTATCACCCCCTCAAAATACACCTAAATGTATTTTAAATTGGTGGAGGTGGTGGGTACTGCCCCCACGTCCTATCAGGTTATTGACTAACCTTCAACATTTAATTCTTTATTAGTTTACAAGTATCTTTATCTGCTGGTAATCCGATTTCTTTGTCGTATAACCAAACATAAGAGTAAACAACTTTATCATCTTTTGTAGCACATTTCTTGCCAAAAGATAATCTAGGCTCACTAATTGAACACGCTGTCAATAAAAGAGCCGTTAATATAATTATTACTTTGTTCATATATCCTTTTCATTTAACATATTAGGGTTAAAACTTAAATCAAACGTTCTAAAAACAATACACATTTCATCTGGTTTTTGTGGTGTTTGTACAGAAGCAAATGATTCATAATCGTCATTTAACCAATATATCACTATATATACAACTTCACCATCAGGTGAACCACCTGCTCGGCCATAACTTACACTAACAGGTGTAAATTTTTTATCTTCAGCCCACCTTTTGATTTCATCTGTGGTAGAACAAACAGCTGGTAGTTGTTCCCACCAGAAATTGTACTTATGATTGTCAGCATATGCTATGCTAGCTATTAGTAGGCTGATTGCTATGATTAGTTTTTTCATCTTATCTTTATTCGATAAGATGTTATTTAGAAGTCGCTATCTTATCTTTGTTTAATTCTTCAAAATATTTATAAAAGTTTTGAATAGATTTGCCTAGTTCTTCTTCGTAATCAGCTTTGTTCTTTATGAAGGCCTGTGTTGTACCGTCTTCACTAGCAATTAAAATAACTATTTGTTCAATAGGTTTACCAAATGTTTCTTCATACATATGAGCATAAGCCGTGGTCTGTAAAAAGTAATTCTCAATCCAGCTTTCTTGTCGCTCTTTGTTTGCTGTTTTAAAATCTATAACAGACAATTTGCCGTTGTATTCAGCAACACAATCAACTTGGCCAGCAATTGTAAGTTTTTTACTATACATAATTGCTTCAAGTAAATGTATATTATCTATTTGGTCTATGTAGGGTTTTAATAGTTTAAATAAACCTAATGGTAACACGTCTCTAATACTTGGCGTTTCACCTTTTAAGTATTGTTCAACTAATGTGTGAAAAGATTTACCTCTACGAGCAGCTCTTCCCATTTCCCACTTGGCCACATCTTCACCAATTTTTTCTCGCCACTCTTTTAGTTGTTCAGTTTTTCTAATGCCTAAAACTGTGGTAACAGATGGATAGTTAGTGCCGTCTATCTTGTAGAAACGGTGGCCATCCACTCTCATACCTTTAGTTTTAGGTAATACAGTTTTGTCTAGTTCTATAAAATTAAATGCCATAATATCCTCACTATACCATAATTTAACTTATTTGTCAAGCTTAATAATTAAGATGATCGGTGTCAAATCAAAGATTCGTTGACTTCCTCAGGCGTAGGGCCCCCAGCAGCGTCTGAATATTCTTTTTGGTATGCCGTTTTACCGTTAGCGTCTCTAAATGCTATTAAATATTCTTTTCTGTTGTCGTCACCATTCTTGTAAGAACAATGTACCCACCCACTATTAGGTTCGTCCTTTTTGTGGTATTCCAGGATCAACTGGTCAAAATCCAGGTTGTCGTGTATCCAATCAGCTAATACTTTATTGGACAATCCATAGATTTCAAAATCGGCCGCCTGGCCAGAAGCGTGCTGTGAATTTACACTTGAGCCTATGGCTACACACAACTCTGGACTACGAAACCCACTTGATACTGATACAACTTTGCCAAAATGATCTCGGACTGGTTGTAAAACGTGGTCACATAATCTTTGTAAGTTTTCAATATTATCCTCATTTGGATTATTATTGATCCCTTTTCTAGTCGCCGTTTCTGAGCGTATAAGCTCTTTAAGCGAAAAGTTTTTGCTTAGTCTCATTTATTTTTTCCTTTGCTTTTAATTTCAACTTCTTTAAGGTTTTTAACTCATACCAACTTGTTGAAGACCTATCATTGTTTCTTATAACTTCAGCTTCGTTCACTTGTTTTTTTAGTTCTTTATGTTTTGCCTTAGCATCCATAAATTACCCCCTTGTAAGTTTTAGTACCTTTTCTATTTGTGCCTTAATAATCGGACCTCTATTTGGCCAATGAATATAAGACTCGTCACTTTTTAATAAGTTATATAAAAACGGCAATATAACTTTCTCAATTTCTTTAAATCTATTTTTAATGTCTGTATCTTGTATTTCTTTTGTAATAGTTTCTTTTTCTGCTACAATTTGCATTATCTCATTCATCATTGATTTGATTGATGAAACATCTGATTTAACTTTTGAAATTTCTATATTTGAATTTTCTACCAACTTCGGGTCAACAGCAGGTGTGCTTTCAGTTTTTGGTTTAGAAGATACAGGGGTGAAACCATAATCTTGGTCCATATCAAAGTCTCGCATATAATCTGGTATATCTGCCATCTTATTTACCTCTTCTTTTCCTGTGTTTTGCTAATACTTGTTCTGTTTTAGATTGTTTAATTGATTTTTTACCATATCTGTCAGCAAGGGCACTTTTAGGGTGTGCCTCGGCTATTCTACTTAAATTGTCTTTCCATCCGCCATCTTGCCTATATGAGAGGCCTGAAACCCCTCCTACTATATTTAGACTCTTTATAACTTGTTGTACGTGTGGATTTTGTTCTAAATATGTCTCCATTTCAGATATGGTCATCATATCAGTATGTTCTTTACCTGTCTTTTTATTTAAAAATGTGTAAAGGGGCATTAATTAGAAAACCAATTTAAATATATTAAGTAAGGTACTAATATAGGATAAACCAAGTGTTCAATTATTTCATATATAACAAGAGCTGTTAAGGCAATTGCCCATACTTTACTTGTTTTTGCTTTTTTAGAAACATAACCAAAAACTTTGCTATGAAATTTTCCTATTTTTTGTACTATTGTATTCATATTAATAACTAGCCACCACCACAAATACAAGAGCACCAATAAAACCTAAAATCAAAACGTGATTACCTAGGTTCAATAAACTTTTACCAACCGTATGTGGATTTTTAGGGTCAATTATATTTTTCATTAACTTTTAAATGGGTCTTTTTGAATAAAGTATTTGTTTAACATTTCTAGTTGGTCATCATACTCAGCAATAATTTTCAATTCTTTTTCAATTGTTTCTATTGTATCAGGATGCTCAGCAATACCAGCGACCTTTTCTAATAATATTTCAACATTAGCTTTGTGTTTTTCTATATGGCCTTCAGCGTGTTTTTTTAAGGCCTCAATTAGTTGTGTTCTCATTTTTATCCTCTCTTAATCCGTCCCATAACATTTTTTTTTCTTCAAAAGTAAATGGTCGGATCATATTTAGTCCGTGTTGTTTTCTTTCTTTTGTTTGTCTTTTAGATTCTTCTAAAGACATTTTTTCTATTTCTTCATATTCCATTTTGTATACCTTCAGCATACCACTCTGGCACACTAGCAGGTGCTTTCCAAGTAGCAAATCTTCTTTTTTTCATAATGTAGTAGTTACGATAACTTTGAACAGCGTCACCTGGTACTTTACATTCATCAGGCATTGCTGGTTGTGGATCAGTTGCTATCTTATTAAGTTTAGCATTTTTTGGTGGTGATGATAATATTACACCAAGTTTTTGTATAGCAACGTGGTCTTTTGTATGATTATATCTTTTCTTATACTCATCATTAAGAGCCATCATATGTTTATACAACCACATATAATTGTAAGCAGACTCAAATAACCATATCGTACTAGGGTGTTTTACCCAGCCTGCTTTATATAAAATAGGTTCTATATTTGAATTAGGGTGTTTCCACCTTTTTATTTTTCTACCATTGGCAGTTTTATCATAATACTCTGTACCGTCTTGTACTCTATGACAAGTACATAACAATTGAGCAGACTCTAGTATCATTTTTACCACGTGTTTATCACAACTCATTTCAGCTGCTACAACGGGGTCTTTATGTAAGTAAAATATATTCACAACACCTCCTAATTTATTACTTTTCTGAAGTAATCCATTTTATCATACTTCTCACACAACTTTTTAAGTGTATTATACCAAAATGCTTTAAACTCATCACTCTGAGCCTCTCTACAAGCTTTTTCTGCTCGTTTGATACGCCTCATATGTACATCATCTGGTATAATTCTTTTTATATCTTCATTCGTCATCATATCTTTAATATATCATATCCACCAAATAAGTCAAGCCTATTTCCCAGCGTTGGCACCATTAGTTATAACCGTTCTAAACAATGAAAATCCAGGGTTATTCCAATCTATTACCTTTTTACAATTTGTATCAGATAGACACTTGTATTTGGTACAACCTGGTAATACTACTATACTAATTATTATTATTATTTTTATTAGTTTCATTTTCGTTCCAGTCCATAATTTGATTTAATTTAACTTTGATTTCATCTGGATCAAGGCCGTCTAATTCTTTATAACCAAGTTTATTAACAAAACCTTGGTAACCTTTTAATTTTTTATTTCGTTTTTCTAGTTTTTCTATTCTTTTGTGTAGAGTTTCTTTATCATTAACTTTTGATAAGTTTTTTTTCATACGCCATTGTCTCAATGATATATTGGCCGCTATTAATAGTAATACTGCTAATGGGTCAAATACAAATATTAATATTAGTATTACAATTCTAACAGCGTGGTCAAACATTTCTTTTGCTTGTTCACCATATATCATTTCAGCAATATACTTAATAGGACCTACCTCGGCCTCTATTTTATCTTGTTCTAATTTTAAAGCAGCTTTTTCATTTGTTAATCTAACAATTTCATCTGTAGCATTTTTAATTGCTAGATTTAATAAATCTCGTTCTTCTTTTTGTTTTTTTCTTTCTTTTAAACCTCTACTGACATATTCTTTATCAATATAAACATCTAAAGCTTTATCTAGTTGGTCAAGTGTGCCTTGTGATCTGTCAATAATTATTTGTTGTTGACTAATTTGATTATCAATAACTTCTATTTTTATATTGTTACCTGAAGTAGGTTTAACTTGGTCTAGGTGTGCCTTTGATAAGAAACCAAAAATACCCATTGATGTGATGAATATTAAAATTATGATTGCTAAAAACAAATAAGTTTTTAGTAAGCGTGGTATATCACTACGCCAATTATGATACAGCCAACTGGCTGCTACTAATTTACCAACTTCTAAAGCAGATCCCATAGCAACAATAGGTATAAAGGCACCAGCAAATAATGTTGCTAGACCAATAATAGAATACCCAGCTGCTATAACAGATATACTAATGGCCGATATAAAAGTTAATAGTGTTAAGAACATAGTTATATTTATTTGATTGCTTTATCGCTGGCGTAAGTTTCTTCTAACTTTCTAACTTTATTAATTATTCTTATAACTCTTTTATCATAATCTGCTGTTGTAGAAAACTTATCTAAAGTTTTAATTAAAGCAATAGGGTCTAAAGGATAATTGTTTACTAACATACTTTCCCTTAATTTTCTAAAGTCAGCATATGCTGGGTGTTCATTTAATAGTCTAACATATTCTGCCACACTATCACACTTTGTAGCAAATATTCTAACACCCCAACCTGGCCAACCTTTTACGCCGTGTGGCACCATATGTGGTGTGTCTTTTGACCAAGTTCTAATACCAAAAAGATTGTTACCCTCTGTGGCAAATCTACTTGTACCCCAACCAGTTTCTAAAGCTGCTTGACCTATAATCATTTCAAACGGCACTCTATCCATACGAGGCGTTGTAAAATTAATATAGTCTATACATTTATGTAAAGCTCTAACAAATTGTATATCATTGTTATATGTAAACTCTGGTTCTCTTAAATCTAAATCTGCTATCTTTTGTAAATAAAAGTTTTCAACATCATCATTTACTTTATCTTTTGCCCACTTGTTAGGTTTAAAAGTACCATAACCATATGCTAATACACACATAATAGCTAAAGCAAATACTATTTTTGTGATACGCCAACTAGTATCTAATAATTTATTCCAATCATATTTTTTTGGCATAATAATCGTAACCTCCCCACTCTTTACCGTCTTCGTCTTTAAATGATTCTAATTTAGATTGATAGAAAGTTAAATGTGGTTTTAACTTTTCAACTTTACCAAAAATTGTTTCTGCTTGTTTTTCTGTGTAGTTATCAAAAATATCTTTAGCCCAATTACCAGTATAATATAATCTACTAGTGCCTGATCTGTTTGATGGTTTTGTTAACTCGCCTAATTGTATTAGTGCCTCACCAACACGAGCTTTAATATAGGGGTCTAGCTCTTTTACTTTTCTTACCATAATATATCTCTCTCACTTTCATTATAGGTCTAAACCTATAGCATTTAATTTAGGCCTAAAACTATAAAATAGTTTGTTATGATTACCAGTATCACCTAAATTGGCCATTTGATAAAGGTGTACCATTTCGTGGCCTAAAGTGTCCACAAATTCTTTTTTACTTCGGTATTCAGGCAACATTTCTAACCAAAATTGTTGTGTGCCTTTTCTTTCCCATACCCAAGTTGTTACTTGACCGTAACAAAACTTTTTAGATTTATCTTTGTAAATCTTTTTAATTTTAATCTCATTAAACGGAGCTAACTTATTTTTAAATACCGTTTTGTTTATCATATTAAAATAATACTTTATATCCTTATAAGTTGTTTTGTACTTACGTCTGGATGATAGTTCTCTTTTTAATCTAGTTTTGACTTTTGCTTTTTCCAACTTGAAACCTCTCCTTTTAAATATTCATATACAACCAATGTTAAACCAGCTAATATAATAATTTTCAAGTCAGTTGGGATTTCTAAAAATAGTTCAATCATTTACAATCGTCCTTAATTTTAGTATCTTCTAATAAAGCACATTTATATTTTTCATCTGCTTGTAATCTTAAATCGGTCATTACACCGTCTAAAATAGCAGGTAAATAAGCTTGAAGTATTGACACCATTTCTATTGAATACTTGTGAGCCAGTTTTTCTAATTCATAACTCATCAAAGCATTGACATCAACATTAGTGCCATTTACTTTAGATTGTATAATATGACCAACCACGGCCTTATTATAGTCGTCTGCTTTCACATTTGATAGTAAACCCCATATCAGGCCGTTTACAATCAAAACCGTCATAATAAATTTTTTCATAATATACCTTTCTCTGTTTATATTTATTAATATATCACATCTGGTATACAAGTCAAGCGTAAAAAAGTGTTGATTTTATTGAATTTTTTTAAGGGCGACACCTTGGACGCCCTCAAAAGTCGTTGATTCTTAAGCTTTTTTCATAAAATCATCATTCCAGTTAAAAGCCTCTTTTACTACAGCCTCTGTAAGGCCTTTGTAAACTTGGTTTAATCTTTTATCTTTAATGTTGATTAATAAATCAGCTTCTGTTGTGTGTAAACCCTCTAACATTTGAATAAACAAGGTTTCTTTTCTTGTTTTAGAAAGTGTGTTGTTACCACCTTTTAAAAAGTTAAACAATCTTCTTGCTTCTGTTTTTAAAAGTGTATGCTCTGTACCAACTGGTGCCTCGTTTGCTATAAACGGTGGCGTTCCCTCTGGTAAGTCCCATTCTATTTTAGGATCAAAAGCAGCCTTTAAAATCTGTCTTAAATACGGTTGATCGTATTGTTTTAAAACAGCAATCTTTTTAGGCTTGTCTTTGGCGTTATTAACTTTGGTAAAAATCTCGTGTACGGTTTCACCAGCGACACCTGAAGTGCTCGCCATAGCCGTCATAGCTTCTTTACTCATTAAGTTAGGGTTTTGTGCTTGTTCAGCCATAATTATCTCCAATATATATTGTCAAAAATCGTTAATGTTTTCAATCAATGATTTTAGTTTGTTCTTCATAAAGTAAGGTAACAGGAGCGACCTGTTTGGTACTTTATAATTTCTATAGCTATTTATAATAGAAGTTTCTATCGTTTTTGGTATTTGAGATAGGTCTATAAGCTTCTTATTTCTATTATAGTTTTTCTTTGTTTCTGAGCCAAGTGGTATGTTATCTAAATTAGACCACTCTTCCAGTTTTTGTTTAGTAATAGGTTTCTGCCTATCACCTCTTACAAAAATCTCGTCATCTGATAATATATTTGGTACACCATCTGATCGGTCACCTTTTATTATCTGTTCTCTTAAAAATTTTATAGGGTCTTCTTGTTCACCAATAAATGATTTTAAAAATGGTGACCATTGATATACATTACCATAATGATGTAATTGTATAAAGTCTTTATCACCAGAAACAACTAGGTAAATAGGATCTTCTTGTAATTTAATTAGTGTTGCTATAATATCATCTGCTTCAGAGTTTTCTACATACATTACGATATAAGGAAAGTTATCTCTGATTTCTTCTTTTATCTCTGTAATAATTTTAAATATATTATCCCAATCAAAAGGACCATCTTGTCTGGCCATTTTTCTGCTATGTTTATAATTAGGAAAAAAATCTTTTCGCCAAGGATCGCTGGCGTCTGAACATAAAACCATTTGACCATATTCTTGGCCAAACTTTACATTAAAACCTCTTAATGATGTTAAGACCATATGTCTAATCATTTCTTTATTTGGTTTTACATCACCTTTACCTCTGACTTGTGCCATAAGGTTTGATATTAAAACTTGATTAAGGTCTACTAGTATCATTTAAATATTTCTTTTTATACCATTTATAAAATGCTTTGTCTTCAAATAGTTCAACTATTTCGGGTGCTGATACCTGATTACTTCTTATACAATCAGCATAGTTTTGATATTCTGATTTTTTAATTCTATTTGCCATATAATTTTTTCCAAGTTGAGTGTAATATATAAAACCATACACCATTTATTGTAGGCTCAATTAGTGCTACAGCACCTGCCTCCCACAAATTGGCACCTGTTAGTATAGTCACCACGGTCATTGCTATACATATGTGACCTAATGTATATATTACGGCCAACATTACTGAAGACCCTTTAATAATTCTTTTTAAAAAGTGAAATGCTCCCTCTGTAAACTCACTCATTGACAATCATCACCTTTCCATCCTGGCATACTTTTATTTAAATCGTCCAAAGCATTTGTTAATTTATTTTTCTTCTTTTTAAAAACAACTTTCATAGCAACTATGTATGCTATAAAAAAACCTATTACTGTAAACATACAGCCTATAAAACCTAATAATAATCCGTGTTGTAAATCCATAAATGATAGGTGGCGATTGCTCGCCACCACACCGTTATTTTGATTAAGCGTCAATAGAAGCAACTGTAGCTTTTGTAGGTGCTACAACTGAAGCATTGTCGTATTTAAAAGGAGTACCGTATAAAGCTTTGATACCAGCAGCTATGATAGCTCTTGTTGGTGTACCAATTCTGTAAACGTGTTTACCTTTTGATTTAGAACCGTAGATCATATAACCTTCAGCTCTTAAAGTATCAACCATAGCTCTTGGTGATTTAAGACCAAACTTTGTGTTTAAAGTCTTCCAAGCGATTGATTGACCTCTTAATAAAGCATTAAGAATTGTTTGTTTTTTTGACAAACTCTTTCTGCCTCTAGTTTCTTTTTTTGTGTTTCCAAACATAATATATTCTCCTTTTCATATTTGGGCTATTTTACAACCTGCTAAGGCGATTACTTTATGTAATTCCGTTATCGTCATCTGGATCAAATTT